TAAGAGAGGTTTCAAACGACCATCTTACTCCTAAAAAACGTGATGATTTAGTGCAAAGTGAAATATTTGGAGATTTTGAAGAGGATGATCTTGAATATGACGATCAAACTATGATTATTTGAAACAATCGTTTGCAATCCTTAATAAATAAACAATAATCGCCGTATTAGTGTGCCAATAGAACGGGTCAGTCAAGGATTTAAGGACATTAGCATGACATTTCAGTCTAATCCACTGAATGATGACCTCATTGTGATTAAAAATGAAAACGCAATTGCCCGTTCTTTACGAAATATCGTCTTTACATTACCTGGAGAGAAGTTTTTTAATGCTTCATTTGGTTCAAGAATAACAGAATCTCTATTTGAGAATATAGATGATATAAATGCTACTCTTATTGCTGATGAAATTCGTGAATCTATTGATATTAATGAACCAAGAGTAGAATTAAGGGATGTAGAAGCAATTCCTGACTTTAATAATAACGGTTTTGATGTAATTATTACATATAATGTGATTGGATCAGAGATACCAACCCAAGAATTACAGTTTGTTTTGCAGTCAAGTAGGTAAAAATGCCATTAGCTAATTTTTCTAACCTCGATTTTGATGAGGTTAAGTCAACTTTACAAGAATATCTAAAATCCAACTCGAATTTTACGGATTATGACTTCGAGGGATCTAACCTAGCAACGATTTTAGACGTTTTAGCATATAATACCTACATTACATCTTATAATGCAAACATGATCACTAATGAAGTGTTCATTGATACTGCAACTTTAAGAAAAAATATAGTTTCATTAGCAAGAAATATAGGTTATGTACCCCGTCCAAGGCAAGCAGCAAGAGCAACAATATCATTCTTTGTTGATACTACTGGAATTACACCAGCACCTGCTACTTTAACCATTAAAAAGGGTCCAGTGGCAGCTTCAGCAGTAACCTTTGCTGGACAATCCTTTATTTTTTCAATTTTAAGTGATATTACGGTTCCTGTTCGTAATGGAATTGCAACATTTAACGATGTTGAAATATATGAAGGAAATTTATTAACACAAACTTACACATATTCAGCAAGAGTACCAAATCAGAAATTTATTTTACCAAATATTGGTGTTGATACTGATTTAATTTCAGTTTCAGTCAAACCAACCGAAGCTTCTGCAACAGAAACAAAATATAGTTCTCAAGATAGTCTTTTTGACGTAAAATCTGAATCAAAAGTTTATTTTTTACAAGAAATTGAAGATGAAAGATATGAAATATTTTTTGGAGATGGAATTTTTGGAAAAGCACTAGAAGATGGTAATTTTATAACAATTAATTACATTACTTCTAACGGTGATGCTGCAAATGGAGTAAGTTCTTTCAATTTTGCAGGAAGATTGCGGTATACACGTAATTCAAGTTCATATACTGTTACAACTGGCATTTCTTTACTTACAACAGGCATCATTGCTGGTGGTGGAGAGGATATTGAGTCAGTGGAATCAGTTAGAAAGTTTGCTCCACGAATTTATGCTTCTCAAAATAGAGCAATTACTTCAAATGACTATGAATCGTTAGTTCCTGCAAAAATTTATCCAGAAACAGAGTCAATTTCAGTTTTTGGTGGGGAAGATCTTATCCCTCCACAGTACGGAAAAGTTTTTATTAGTATAAAACCAAAAAATGGTGATTTTTTACCGAATTTGATCAAAGAACAGATAAAAACAAAATTAAAGAAGTATGCAGTAGCTGGAATTATACCAGAAATTCTTGATTTGAAATATTTGTACCTAGAAGTTGATTCAAAAATATATTATGATTCAAATCTTACAGAATCTGCAGCTGCTGTCTCTAGTATTGTTCAAAATAATGCTAATAAGTATTCGGAATCATCAGAAATGAACAAATATGGTGCTAGATTTAAATATAGTAAATTTTTATCTATAATCGACAATAGTAGTGAAGCAATAACATCTAATATTACAACATTAAGTATGAGAAGAGATTTGAGAGTTGTATTAAATTCTTTTGCAGAATATTCTATTGGTTTTGGTAATGAATTTCATATAAAAAGAATGAGTGGGTATAATATTAAATCATCTGCATTTAGAATTGCAGGAATAATGGATGATATCTATATTTCAGATATTCCAAACACCAATAGGTTAACTGGATCACTATTTTTCTTCTCTGTTCCATCAATAGATTCACAATCCCCAATTGTTCGTAAAAGAAACGTTGGAACAATTGATTATATAAGTGGTGTTGTTACTATTAATCCAGTTAACGTTCAATCGGGAATGATTAAGGATGGTCAAACAGTTATTGAAATTTCAGCATGTCCTAGATCTAATGATGTCATTGGATTACAGGATCTTTATTTGCAACTAGATATTAATAACAGTTTATTTGATCCTATTATTGATGAGATTGCTTCTGGATTAGATCCTTCTGGTTCTAACTATATTACCTCATCAAGTTATCAAAATGGCAGTCTGGTTCGACCTGGTGGACGTAATAGTGGTGGTAATTCAACAATAGATAATAGAGTTACAACAACTACTTCTTCAACTTTAGGTGGTGGAGGAGGCACTAGTGGAGGCACTGGTGGTGGTTCAGGTTCAGGTTACTAAAATAGAAAAAATATAAAATGTCTACAAAAAAAATCCAATTTAATAACATAGTTCAGAATCAACTGCCTCAATATGTCATAAATGAATATCCTTTAGTTGTTGATTTCTTAAAGACATATTATCAAGGGCAAGAATATAAAGGTGGACCAATAGATTTGGTTCAAAATATTGATTCTTATGTAAAAGTTGGTGAACAAACAAATCTTACTCAATATGTTGGATTGGGTGCTTCTATAGGTGTCAATAATGATACCATTCAAGTTGATATGAAAAATAATCCAACAGGAACTTTGGGGTTTCCAGATTCCTATGGATTATTGAAAATTAATGATGAAATTATTACATATACTGGAATAACAACTTTTGCATTTACTGGATGTGTTAGAGGATTTGTTGGAGTTACATCTTATCAAGATCCCACTCATCCTGACGAATTAGTATTCAAAATTTCAAGTGCTGAACAACATGATAAGGGTGATTCTATACAAAACTTAAGTTCTCTTTTTCTTAAAGAGTTTTTGGTTAAAACTAAACATCAACTTACACCTGGACTTGAAGGAAAAGAATTTTCTTCTGATTTAGATCAAAATATTTTTATAAAACAGTCAAAAGACTTTTATTTAAGTAAAGGTACTGATAGAGGTTTTGAGATTTTATTTAAATCTTTGTATAATGAAAATGTAAAGATTATACGACCATCTGATTTTCTTTTTACACCATCTAATGCAAATTATAAAATAACAAGAGATTTTGTTGTAGAACCAATTTTTGGTAATCCAATGAATCTTGAATTATCTACATTATATCAAGATGCTAATGTAGATAATAATATTGATAAAGCATATGCTCCTATTACTCATGTTGAATCAATAAATGTGAGTGCTGGAACAACATTTTATAAATTAAGTTTAGATGCTGGATATAATAGAGATTCGAGAGTAGAAGGTTCTACATATGGAACTTTTGTTACTCCTCCTAGAACAAGAGTAATTGGTGAAGTGGGTGCAGGTATTACTTTTGTAGATGTAGATTCGACAGTTGGATTTGGAACTACTGGTGAATTGCATTTTACTTATATTGATAATACTACAGGTGTAAGTTCATATACCTCTAAGAATCTAACTCAATTTTTTGGATTAAGTGGAATTGGTAAAACTATATTAAGTGGAACTACGATTGGTATTAATACTTTTTCATATGGAAAATCTGTTGTAGATCCTGATGAAACAATTGAAGTTAGGATTACATCGGTACTTGATAATCTTGAATATTCAGATAATAATTGTCTTTATCAAAAAGGAGATACTGTAAGAATAAAAACTTTAGGGATTGGAGATACTGGATTTAAAGTAGAAGAGTGGTTTTATAATATAGCTGCGCTATATCAAGTTGATAGTATTTCACTTAGGGATGAATCTGATTTTACTTATGAAATTACTTTAAAAACTAAACATGATTTTAAAGTAGGGGATAAATCTGTTGCAATCTTGGTTGGTAGTGATGGTAGAAATTTACCTGTATCTGATATTACACAATTAACATCTTCAAAATCTTTTATTATAAAAGGTCAGGGTCAAATCAATACAAATTTGTCTTATACCATAGAAAGACAAATATTAAAAACAAATGCTATAAATTTCCCTGAAGCATCTGTTAACTCTACAAATATACAAAACGTATATAAAGATAAAAAAACAGACAAACTATTAATAGCTTCTAATTCTATTCCAACATATGGATCTCAGTCATTAGGTGTTAGTGATGGTAAAATTGTCTTTGGTGGAAGTTTTAGTGGTGATGAATATGAAATTATAACCAATGCAACAACTACTCCTTCTGGAGTTCCTATTTTTGATCATGGATTTTATACTGGTGATGCAATTTATTATACACCACAAATAATTAATGATGCATACGTAGATCCTACTAGTGGTACTTCCATAGACAATTTTGTTGTTAAATCATCTTTAATGGATGAAGGTTTATATTTTGTAAAAAGAATAAATGAAACAACAGTAAAATTTGCTAAAAGTGGTTCTGACCTCTATAATGAAAAATTTGTTAATATTGATAATGATGGAACAAGAACTGGTATTGTAACTGATAATAAAATTTCACCATTTAAATTTAATAATAAAACTTTAGAATCGCAAAAAATATTAAGAGAAGTATGTCCTCCCGAAAATACGGGAACTGTATATGAAACTACACCAGGTCATACTGGTATATTGGTCAATGGTGTAGAGATATTAAATTACAAATCTTTTGATCAGGTTCATTATGGAGAACTTAAAAGTATAGATGTTCTTGCTGGTGGAAGAGACTATGATGTAATAAATCCACCGTTTTTACATATTAAAGATTCTGTTGGAACAGGTGCTACTGGGTATGCTGCTGTATCTGGATCTTTAAGGGATATAAGAATTATTGATCCAGGATTTGATTATCAAGCACCACCAACTTTGAAAATAACGGGTGGTAATGGATCAGGTGCTCGTGTTTCTGTAAATATGGAATCCGTAAATCATTCTGTTGCTTTTGATTCTGATTCTCCTAGAGTTGGTCTTGGAACAACAGGTTCTTTAGCATCTACTATTGGATTTACTACTTACCATAAATTTAAAAATGCAGAGGAAGTAATATACGTTACAGATAATCAAGAGGTTGTTGGTGGATTAACTACCAGTTCAAGTTATTATGCTGCACTTGTTGGAACTGGTGGAACTGCAATAAGACTTCATCAAAATGAGGCAGGTGCTCTTGCAGGTATTAATACAATTACATTAACTTCTAGGGGAGTAGGAAAACACTTTATAAAATCTATTAATAAAAAATCAATAGTTGAATCTATTAATATACTTTCTGGAGGAAGTGGATATCAAAATAAAAAAAGAACTGCTCCATCTTCGGGAATAAACACTTCTTCAAATTCAATAACAATTAAAAACCATAATTATGAATCTGGAGAAATTGTTACATATACATGTGATGGAACTCCAATATCAGGTATCACCACTTCTACTGATTTTTATGTTACTAAAGTAGATGATGATAATTTTAAACTTTCAAGTGTTGGAGTTGGAACTACGAGTAGTGATTTTTATTACCAAACAAAACAATATAGACCTCTTACAAGTATTGGTGTAGGAACTCATATTTTCAATTATCAAGATATTTCCGTAAATATTACTGGAGATGTTGGTATTAATTCAGTTGGATCTGATACTTTTGAACTTAAGGTTCAACCTATAATCAGGGGTGAAATAAAATCCATTCATTTATCAAATAATGGTGTTGGATATGGTGCATCAGAAATTATTAATTTTGTTAGAGAACCAGAAGTAAATTTATTATCTGGATCAGATGCTCAAGTAACACCTATTATTAGTAATGGTGAAATTATTGAAGTTATTGTAGAAAATAAAGGTATTAATTACAATTCTCCCCCAAATTTACAAATTAATGGGAATGGTGTAGGTTGTGTTATAACACCTGTTTTGAAGGTAGTTGATCTTAACGGAAATGCATCTTCAGTTGGAATAGGAACAACTATTAGTTATGTTTTAGATAGTGTTAACATAATTCAACAGGGAGGTGGATATTCTAAAGATAATACATCTATTGATGTTATTAATTCTGGAACTGATTGTAAAGTTCGTTCAAACATTCAAAAATGGAATGTTAATTTATTTGAAAAGTATTATCAAACACAACAAATTAGTGATGATGATGGAATTGTTAAAGATGGAAATATTGAATTGCAATATAATCATTTATATGCTCCTAGAAAATTAAGACAAACTGTTTATGCAACTAATCAGGAGGGTAAATCTCTATATGGTGAACCAGATCTAAGAAAAGTTAATGGTCAAGAAGCTTCATCAAATAATCACTCCCCTATTATTGGATGGGCATATGATGGTAATCCAATATATGGACCTTATGGGTATATAAAGAGAGGAGGTGGTACAGTAACTCAGATGAAATCTGGTTATGTTGAAGAAGCTTCAATTAAAGAAAATAGACCACCATTAAGTATTTTCCCTGCTGGATTTTTTACTGATGACTTTACATATAAAGCAGTAACTGATGAAACTGTTTTAGATGAGAATAATGGAAGATTCTGTGTAACTCCACAATTCCCAAGCGGAACTTATGCTTACTTTACTACTATTGATGATTCTGGTGCTGAACAGGGTGGACAATTTAATACTTATAAGTTACCTGTTTTCCCATATTTAATTGGTAAAAATTATTATTCAACTCCAAATGATTTTAATCTTTTACCTTCATCAAATCAAGATGATTATGATTTAAGTGATATTAGTGTTTATCAATGGTGTAGGAATACAACACCTTATAATTTAATTTATGATGGAACTGCATCTTATCCATATCTTCCTCTACCTAATTCATTAGATCAAACAATAGATGTTGTGGGAACTAAACCAGGTGTTTTAGAAAGTATTGGAATTGAAACTGGTGGTAAAAATTACCAAATAGGTGATGAGGTATTATTTAACAATGATAATACTAAGGGTTTTGATGCTGCTGCTAAAGTTTCACGAATTCTTGGAAAACCAGTAAGTAGTGTAAGTGCTGCTACTAGTAGTATAACAAATGTAGAAATTTATCCTTCAAGTCAGAAAGGAATTTATAGTATTGTTTCTACAGAACCTCATCAATGGGTTAATCGTGATATTATTACGGTTACTGGATTATCTACAACTTCTTCCGAAATAGGTGGTGTTTATAATGCTGGAATCACTTCTACAAAATTAACAGTAACTGGAATAGGAACTACTGCTGTTGCTATTGGAACTGATGGTGTTACTGGTATAGTAACTCATATTAATGTTCGTGGAGATTTATCAAAACTCCAATCAAATGATCTTCTTGGAATTGGGACAGAAACATTAAAACTATTAAATGTAGAACCTCTTCTTTCTAGAATTAGAGTTTTAAGATCTGTTAATGGTGTTACAGGAGTTTCTCATACTGTAACTTCAGAGATTCTGGAAGATCCCAGAAGATTAACTATTAATTCTGGATTTAGTTCTGATTATGAATATAGAATAAATCAACAAGTTTATTTTAATCCAGTTGATTCGGTAGGATTAGGTACAAGATCAGGAGTTGGTATTGGAACGACAATCGCATTTAGTAATCCTGGAATTGGAATAACTCAGAAATTTATTCAAACAAAGGCAATTTATATTCCTAATCATGGATTAAAGACAGGTGATAAATTAACATATTCTCCTAATCAAGGTGAAGGTCTTAATATTAGATGGGATGGATCAGATGCTGTTGATACAGGCATATCAACATTAACAAATAATCAAACAGTTTATGCTGCTGCTATTACTAATGACTTAATAGGTATATCCACTGTTAAGGTTGGTTTAGGTAGTACAGGTACTTTTGTCGGCATTGCAAGCACACAGAGGGGTAGTACAACAGTATTCTTCTCTGGATTGGGTACTGGAGTTTATCATAGCTTTAAAAC